AGATAATACATCCCCTATATCCCCCTCACAGGGGGCAGAGGACGAGCCTAAAACGAAAAGAATGCGAAAATCAAAAGAGGACAATATTCATATTTTGGACAGGCTCATACCGAATTATTTCATATCAGATTTTCTTCTTGAGAAAGTCAGAGAGTGGATTGAGTACAAGGTTGCTAGAAAAGAGTCTTATGTTGAACAAGGTATGAAGTCGTTACTAACCAAAATATCCAGAGAGGCACAAAAAAATGGAGATATGGCGGTTGTAGATGTAATCGACCTGTCAATGGCAAGCAATTACAAGGGCATTTTGTGGGAGAAAATTAGCCAAAATAACAATCAGCAGCAATTTTCAAGGAATGGCGAGAGAGATATTTTGAATGAATGGAGGAATAGTTGATGACAAGAGAGGATGTGCAAGATTTTCTGGCTATGATGCAAGCTACATATCCGAATTATAATCCACCAAGCAGAACTGCAGCAGTTAATGCGTGGACTATGGCATTAGAGGAATACAGCAAAGATGAAATCGCTATGGCATTTAAGGTTTATATGCAAACAAATACAAGTGGATTTGCACCGGCTCCCGGACAATTAATTGATAAAATTCGTTCAATCACCCAACCGCAGGAGCTGAACGAAATGGAGGCTTGGGCGTTAGTCAGCAGAGCAATCCGGAACAGTGCTTACAATTCGGTGGAAGAATATGCAAAGTTACCACAAGTGGTTCAGAAAGCAATCGGACTTCCGAGCCAGCTTAGAATATGGGCATTAGATGAAAATTACAATGAACAAGTCGTTTCATCGAACTTCATTAAGTGCTATCGAAATGAGGTGGTGAGAGAACAGGAATTTTCCAAAATGCCAACTGAAGTAAGACAGCTCGTTAATGCAGCACAAGGACATTCTAATCAAATAGCCGATTTAAGAACGCAGACAATAAAAGCCTTGTCAGAAAGAAAAGAAAGCGAAATTAAGGCACTGGAAGCGAAAACAGAGTGCATTCCGATGCCGGATAGATTTAGGAAAAAATATGAGAGTCGGAAAAGAGGCACAGAATGAATAAATGTTTAGCAAGTCAAGATGGTATTTGCAGAAATGTTATTGGTTTCGGTACTAAATGCAACGGATATAGCGTGAAATGCATATTGAAACCGCATTATGATAATCTGCAAAATGTAACAAAGGGATTGGAGAAATCAATAAAAAATGTATTCGGCATATATGGAGATAAATAAGGAGAGATGAAAAATGACGATTGAAAAAGCAAAGAAGCTGATGATGGTTGAAAAAGAGTGCATCAATAGACATTGTGACCGAGATTGTGGAAAGTGTGACATCGTGCAGAATATTGATGATTTGAATAGTGCTTATGACATAGTGTTACAGAATTTGGACAAAGAGATTCCGAAGAAAATAACTATATTTAAGTACACTAAGATAAATTATATCAATTATGGCTGTCCTGTGTGCCGCCGAAAAATTATATCCAAAATCGATAATGTCTTGTATTGTGGAGAATTATCTGATCGTTGCGATAGATGCGGTCAGAAATTAGATTGGAGCGGTGTAAATGTATAAATGCATTGACTGTCAGGTAGAGTTCGAAGAGCCGGACATGGAAAGAGAGTGCATGGGTGAATATCATGGACAGCCGGCATATGAGTACCGGGCTATATGCACCTTATGCGGATCCTGTGATTTTGAGGAGGTAGTGGATGATGGAGATTGACGAAGCTATAAAGCATGAGAGATGGGAAGCAAAACATGCTGGATTGGAAGATGCAGATGATACAGCTATTGAACTGAACAGACAGTATCATACAGAGATCGCAGATATGCTTGAGGAGTTGAAAGAACTCCGGAGCAGATAAAAATAAATCAAAGAAAGGAGCCGAACCTCCGGCCGGGGTAACGATATATCGGGTTCCTTTTAAACATGAATTACAAAGAGTTTTTAGAAAGCAAGATAGAACTTGCAGTTGATAGTGGTTTTTCTGTTGACAAGAACCGTATTAACAAAGCATTAAAGCCACACCAGAGAGATGCAGTGGCATGGGCACTGAAAGGTGGACGTAGAGCTTTGTTTGAGTCTTTCGGACTTGGTAAGACTGCACAGGAAATAGAATTTTGTCACCTTGCAGCAGAACATACAGGTGGTAGAGCATTGATCGTATTACCACTTGGAGTTAAGCAGGAGTTTACAAGGGATGCCGTGGAACTCCTGGGCTATGAGAAACCAGAGTATTGCCGAACCATGGAAGAGGTTGAGGCAAGCACAAGTCAGATCGTTCTGACGAACTATGAGAGAGTGAGAGACGGAGATATCCGACCGGATTACTTTCAGGCTACCTCACTTGATGAAGCATCAGTCCTTAGATCATTTGGATCTAAGACATATCAGACATTCCTTGAAAAGTTCAAAAATGTACCTTATAAGCTGGTAGCAACTGCTACACCATCACCGAATAAGTATAAAGAGCTTATTCATTATGCTGGATACCTTGAGGTTATGGATACAGGACAGGCACTTACAAGATTTTTTCAGAGAGATTCAACAAAGGCAAATAACTTGACCTTATATCCGAATATGGAAGATGAGTTTTGGTTGTGGGTTTCAAGTTGGGCACTTTTCATTACAAAGCCATCGGATCTCAATCCGGATTATTCTGATAATGGTTATGACTTACCACCTCTGGATGTTAGATGGCATGAGATACCGGTTCACTATGGAGATACAGTTGATAAAGATGGGCAAATGGAGTTGTTTACACAGGCATCTGCAGGTTTGAAAGAAGCTGCAAAGGTGAAGCGGGAGAGTATCAATGAGCGAGTAGAAAAGATGCGTGAGATTGTAGACAGTTCGCCGGATGATCATTTTATATTGTGGCATGATCAGGAAGCAGAGAGACATGCGATCAAGAAAGCTCTGCCGGAGACAGTGGATATATACGGATCTATGGATTATGACCTTAGAGAACAGAGAGTTATAGATTTCTCAGAAGGTAAAACGAGACTATTTGCAACAAAGAAGTCAATCAGTGGTTCAGGATGTAACTTTCAGCGGTTCTGTCACAGGGAGATATTTGTTGGTATTGATTATGAGTTCAATGACTTCATACAGGCTATTCACAGATGCTATAGATTCTTGCAAAAAGAAACTGTGGTTATAGACATAATCTATATGGAGAATGAGCGAGAGATTAAAAATGCTTTAATTGAGAAATGGAAGAATCATGATCATATGGTGCAGAAGATGATCGAGATCGTGAAAAAGTATGGACTTGATTCAGCGAATAAAACAGAGCGGTTAGAAAGGAAGATGGGTGTGGAAGGTACAAGAGAAGAAAGAACAGTAAGAGGAAATCATTATGAAGCCGTATATGGTGACTGTGTGGAAGAAACAAGAGCGATGGAAAGCAACAGCATTGATTTGATCCATACGTCAATACCATTCGGTAATCATTATGAATATTCAGCAAATTATAACGATTTTGGACACAATCAGGATACAGATAGGTTCTTTGAACAGATGGATTTCTTGACACCGGAGCTTTTAAGGGTGTTGAAGCCGGGAAGAGTTGCAGCTATTCATGTCAAGGACAGAGTGCTGTTCGGAAATGCCACCGGAACAGGAATGCCAACTATTGAACCATTTCACGCTGACTGTATAGAACATTATATGCGCCATGGATTTCAGTATTTTGGCATGATCACAGTTGTGACGGATGTTGTAAGAGAGAACAACCAGACCTACCGCCTTGGATGGACGGAACAGTGTAAGGATGGTACCAAGATGGGAGTTGGATGCCCTGAATATATTTTACTGTTCCGCAAACTGCCAACGGATCACAGCAAGGCATACGCTGATGATCCGGTTACTAAGTCCAAGGATGAATACACAAGGGCACAGTGGCAGATAGATGCTCACGGATACTGGAGAAGCTCAGGAGACAGGCTTGTGAGTAAAGAAGAACTTGAGGGCGTATCTGTGGACAACTTACAGAGAGTATACAGACAGTACAGCAGAGAGCATGTATATAACTATGAGGATCATGTGGCACTTGCAAAGGAGCTTGATATGGATGGAAGATTACCAGCTACATTCATGGTAGTAGCTCCGGGATCATGGAACCAGCTTGAGGTATGGGATGATATTAACAGAATGAGAACTCTTAATACGACACAGAGCCAGAGAAGGGCAACCATGCATGTATGTCCTTTACAGCTTGATATCGTTGAGAGGATTATCAACAGGTACAGCAATCCGGGTGATGTGGTATATGATCCGTTCGGCGGTCTTATGACTGTACCGATGATGGCGGTCAAGATGCACAGATTTGGCAAGGGATGTGAGCTCAATCCGGATTACTTCAGAGATGGTGTTGGATATTTACAGGCAGAGGAGAATGAGGTTGATTCACCGACGTTGTTTGATTTCTTAGAGGTACAGCCATGATAAACGGAGAACTTATCGTTGATAACTTCGCCGGTGGTGGTGGAGCATCAACAGGAATTGAGATGGCTACAGGGTACAGTGTTGATATAGCAATCAATCATGATCCGGAAGCCATAAGGATGCATAAGGTCAATCATCCAAACACAAAGCACTATTGTGAGAACGTGTGGGCGGTTGATCCAGTGAAAGCATGTGAGGGGCATCCGGTAGCTCTTGCCTGGTTCTCCCCAGACTGTAAGCATTTCAGCAAGGCCAAAGGTGGCAAGCCAAAAGATAAGAACATCAGAGGGCTGGCATGGGTAGCATGCAGATGGGCGGCACTTGTGAGACCGAGAGTGATTATGCTTGAGAATGTCGAAGAGTTCAAGACATGGGGACCACTCAACAGAGGGCATCATCCAATAAGGGCAAAGCAAGGTGATACATTCAGACAGTTTGTAAAGCAACTTAATGATCTGGGATATGAAGTACAGTTCAGAGAACTTGTGGCGGCAGACTACGGAGCACCGACCAAGAGAAAAAGGTTCTTCATGATCGCAAGATGTGATGGAGTACCTATCATGTGGCCAAAGCCTACACATGCACCGACAGACAGCGAAGAGGTCAAGATGGGACTGCTCAAACCTTATGTTGGAGCATATACACAGCTTGATTTTAGCCTACCATGTCCAAGTATCTTTGATACATCAGAGGAGATCAAGGAGAAGTATGGTATCCGGGCGGTGAGACCACTTGCGCCAAAGACTATGCAGAGGATTGCAAGAGGGCTGAAGAAGTTCGTTCTGGACAATCCAGAGCCATTCATCATTCAATGCAATCATGGCGGCGAAAGAAAGCCGCAGGATATAAGAGATCCGATGCCTACAATCACAGGCAAGCATGGATATGGAGTTGTAGAACCATATATTGTTCAGATAGGTCAGACTGGATTCTCTGCAGATCGTAGCAAAGATGTGAGAGAACCTCTTACAACTATTGTCAGCAAGAATGAGCACTGTCTAATAAGTCCTACACTTATTCAATATCATTCGGAGACCAATTCAGATGAGGTAAGAGGTCAAGGTATAGAGAATCCGATCATGACAGTAGACAGCTCAAACAGATATGGCCTTGTGACTTCGTTCCTCAGTAAGTTTTACAAGACAGGGATAGGGCAGGATGAGAGAGAGCCACTGCATACAGTGACAACATCAGCCGGACATTTTGGAGAGGTCAGAGCATTCCTGATCAAATACTACGGAGAGGGTACAGGCCAAGATATAGAACAGCCGCTTGATACAGTGACATCAAGAGACCGGTTCGGTCTTGTAACAATCCAAGGTGTTGAGTATCAGATAGTGGACATTGGTCTCAGAATGCTTGAGCCAAAGGAGTTATATGGGTGCCAAGGGTTTCCGGATGATTACATCATAGATCATGACAACACAGGTAAGACATATTCAAGAAGTGAACAGGTTAAGAGATGTGGAAATGCAGTCTGTCCACCTATACCGGCAGCAATGGTAAGAGCAAATTTACCAGAGCTTTGCTTGAGAAAAAGAATGCCAAATATACGGATAGGAGAGGATGACAATGGGCAACTGTGTTTTGTATAGAATAGATAAAGGAGAAACAACATGACAAATTTTAAGATAGAAATTACATACAACATGATCTGCCGACCAGGGCAGGTCGTGCGAATCCATACAAAAGAAACCACCAGTGGGCGGAATTTTATCATGACATGGAAGAAATGGACCATTGTGGAGGTTTACGATCATCACATAGTGATGAAGAGTGAATACGGCTACCGGGAGAGCTTCACCAGAATAGATATTGTTGAGATGATCAGGAGAGGAGAGATTCGATGGAAATCATTATTGGAAAACATATGAAAAAGATTAGAAAAGCTATGGGGCTGACACAAGCAGGATTTGCAAATTGGTTAAAGAACATGGGTGTTGTTAGCAATAGATCAGGGAAGGCATATGGTGAACGCACAATCGCATCATGGGAAACAGGGCGCAGAGCGGTGCCTGAAAAGGTGAAAAAAACGATTGTGGAAAATATAACCGTTCAGGGATGCCCAATAAACTATGAGTATTTGTATGGAAATAGCAACAACATGATTGACAAAAATACTTTTACAAATAAGACAGACATCAGTTCAAAGGGAAGCTGTAATACATGCAAATATATAAACATGAGTAGTGAACAGGAGCCATGTGTACACTGTACCAAGAATGCGACGGACGAATATAAAATAATGACAAACGGAGATTACATCCGGTCACTCAGTGATGTGGATCTTGCGCAGATTGTAATGTGCCCGAATGAGATAGGGTTTGATGAGGTTGTGTGCCAGAGGGATGAACAACATTGCATTGAGTGCACACGTAGATGGCTTGAGGCGGAAAGAGAGGTTGAGTAATATGTGTTATTGGAATGAAGAAGATTATTTTGAACCGGGAGAGTTTGATGAAGAAATCGAAGATCTCAAAGAAAAACTTAGAAATTCAGTAAAGCAGGAGACTAAAGATACGATTGAAAAACTTCGTAAAGAGAATCAGGAGTTACAGAGTATCAAGAAGAATTTTGAAGCCATCAAGAATGATTTTGAGAAGAAAAAGCATGAATATGAAATTGCAATGCGGGATGCTGAGTACAAGGCAAAACAGTCAAGACTGTCGGAATTGATGGAGAATAACAAGGTTATTGTATATGGCGTGGAATCTGAATACTTGTATAAAAAGAAGTGCGATAAGTGTGATATCAACAGAAACATACAAATTACATTACCATCTGGAAGGGTTGTAAATGATAGTTGTAAATGCAATGTAACAATGGAAGTGTATAAGCCAAAGCGGTATGAATTGTATGAACTGACTGAAAGAAATGGAAAAGTACATGCATGGTATAAGAAAGAGAAAGGCGAAGTGAGTGATTATTATTTCACAAGAGAAGCTGTACATGCAGATATGATAGTGGATCATAATGTGAATTTTGAAGATATTTTGGATAGGCGTTATGGTATATTCTTTACTTCGGCTGAAGAATGCCAAGAGTTTTGCGATTATCTCAACAAAGATCCTGAAATTAATGAGTTCATTTATAACCGAGCTGGATGCCTATTAAGTGAGATTCCTGCTAACTGTGAAATGGGGGTGTAAGATATGCCAAGAGTTGCAACAGAAATAGCAAGTGATCCGGATTGGAGCCGTGCAAGCCAAATATCAGATAAACTTGGCAGGTCGAAATATCCGGCGTTATGGGCGTTCAGATTCATCCGTGAGTGGGAGCGCATCACGGATCAGATCAGAAGTGAGGTGAGGTAAATGAAGAAAATTCAAAAAGATATAGTGGATAAAATTGAACTCAGAAATAGACTTAATGAAGAGATAAAAGAATGGATGAAAGAACATCTTGATCTTGACGGCATGGACGTTGATGGTGCTGATATAGTTGACTATCACACTGGAAACAAGCAGGGAACAGAAGAGCGCAAGGAATGGTGTGATCAGACCTGTATGGGTGAAGATTGGTATATGGGAGATTACTTCTGGGAAACCGAGTATTCGGGAAAATATTTGCATATGGAGTTTAGTATCTAAATAAGGGAGTGTTATATATCATGGCTAAGTCAGATAGAAAATTACATGAGGCAAGAATGGCTGGTGCAATATGGATCATGAAGCTAATCGAGGATAAGGGCATGGAAGAGGCTAAGAAAGAGCTTGCAGTAAGGAGAGCTATGTTCATTCCGTTAGAGATCAATCAAGCACAACTGGAAGAATCAGTTGAGAAGATCAAGATGAATACGATCGATACTGTGCTGATAATGTCTTGTATGGTGTTGAGAGATGAGTTTGGATTTGGTCAGAAAAGGATCAAACAGTTCTTTGACCGATTCAATTTGAAGACAGAGTGTATATGTGATGGAGATGTGATCTGGGATGATTTCATAGATGCACTAAGGGAAGAAACCGGAATAGAGTTCTCCATCAGGGAAAATAAGTAGGAGGTGAGGCAGTGAAAGCGAAAGAGTATCTAAATCAGGTCAAAATGCTTGAAGATTACATGAACAGGTTAAGCAATGAGTATTTCAAAATGAAAGAACTTGCAATGAATCCGGGAGGACTTGATTATTCAAAAGAGAGAGTACAGTCCAGTGTCGTGTCAGACACTATGAGCCGTACAGTAGGAAGATATGTTGACCTTGAAACTGAGATAAATGAACGCAGAAAAACATTTGAAGATTTTCGTAATAAAGCAGTACATCAGATGTGCCAGTTGTGTAATACGAAGTATACGGAGATATTGTATCAGAAGTACATAAACTACAAGTCGTTAAAGGATATTGCATATGAGATGGAATACTCATATGACTGGATAAGACATGCTCACGGATGGGCTTTGCAGGAGTTCCAGAGGACATGGAGCGATTATCTGAAATCTAGCACATTTATAACACACTAAAAGCATTGCACAAACACATGGTCGTATTGTAAGATGGATCATGAAATATTGATTCATAAGGGACATAGCCGTTGCCATAGGTTGTGTCCCTTTTCTTATGCCCAGTGGTTATACAAACCCTCTCCCACCCCTTTAATGTGAATGATAATCTCTTGCCACTGGGCTATTTTGTTTGAGGTGTGATATGAGTGAGATTAAAAGGTTTGAGGTCGTGAGACCTGAATATAGTTTTGAATACATACATCCTGTACTTGGTAGATTGGCATTACCGATAGCCATGATAAAGGTGATGGTTAAGTGCACTAAGATATACAAACTTCAGCCGACTATAAAGTTGGGTGGGGAAGTAAAGAGTGTATGTAAACCGCTGTACAAGATTGTGATCCCGAAGAGAGTGAGAAAGAAATAGAAAGAAGGTGTGACATTATGGCTAAACTGACAGCTAAACAGCAGAGATTCTGTGATGAATACCTGATTGACCTTAATGGCACACGAGCTTATAAGGTTGCTTATCCATCTGTGAAAAAGGATGAGACCGCAAGAGTTAATGCAAGTAGATTGCTAACAAATGCTAACGTCAAAACATATATTCAGGAACGTCAGAAAGAGCGTGAAAAACGCACAGAGATTACTCAGGACAGTGTACTACGAGAACTGGCACTGATTGCATTTGCAAAAGCATCTGACTATGAAAGAGTGGTTGAAAAGGACGCTATGGTAGAGGTTGATGGAAACATGGTCCCGGTACTTGACGAGGACGGCAATCAGGTGAAATACAGGACAGTAGAGCCCATTCTGACAGATGATCTGACAGAGGATCAGAAGAAAGCTATTGCAGTGATAAAAAAGGGTCGAGATGGCTTTGAAATAAAGCCTTACAGCAAGATACAGGCATTGGAGCTCCTGGGTAAGCATTTGGGTATGTTCACAGAAAAGGTGGAAGTGAAGAATACCACACCAAATGCATTTGAGGGGCTTACAACCGAAGAATTGAAGAAACTTATTGATGACGTTTGATAGACATGACCCTTTATTACAGCAACAGCTAAAGATAGAGCTATCAAGGAGAGAGTTCTGGCAGTATTGCAAGCTGACTTCTCCTGATTTCTATAGTAACGACAGAGGCTTTCTGCATGATCTTGCAGATAAGCTACAGTGGTTCGTGGAAGATGCAGAACAACAGATAATGGTTGTAAATATGCCACCACGACATGGAAAATCACGAACAGCTACCAAATTTGTCCAGTGGCTATTCGGTAAATATGGTATAGATAAAAAGGTTATGACAGGCTCATATAATGAGACCCTGTCAGGAACCTTTGCAAAGGCTGTCAGGGATGTGATTGCGGAAAAATCTACAGAGGGTATTCTGACATATGGAGATATCTTCCCTGGTACAAAAATAAAATACGGAGAGGCTGCAGCACAGAAATGGAGCCTTGAGGGTAGCCAACAGGCTAATTATCTTGCCACCTCTCCGACAGGTACCGCAACCGGATTTGGTTGTAATATCATGATAATAGATGATCTTATCAAGAACAGTGAGGAAGCCTACAATGAATCAGTATTGCAGAAGCAGATTGACTGGTTCAACAATACAATGCTGTCCAGAACTGAAAATGATTTCAAGATCATCATAATAATGACAAGATGGTCAACAAAGGATTTAGCCGGATATGTACTTGCAAACTATGACGATGTAGTACATATCAATTACAAGGCAGTACAAGACGATGGGACAATGCTCTGTGAGGCGATCCTGTCATATAAGGATTACAAGATAAAGACCAAGAATATGAACAAGGATATAGTCCTTGCAAATTACCAGCAGGAGCCTATAGATGTCAAAGGCAGATTATACAGCCATATCAAGACGTATACGGATATTCCAAGGGATAATAAGGGCAATAGCCTGTTCAAATATATATTGAATTATACAGATACAGCGGACACAGGTAGTGATTATATGTGTTCTATTTGTTATGGCATGTATGAGAGTACATACTACATAATTGATGTCTTATATACAAAGGCACCTATGGAAGTGACTGAACCAGCGACAGCTCAGATGTTGACTAAGAATAATGTCGGTAATGCTTTGATAGAAAGTAACAATGGCGGTCGTGGATTCAGCAGGAATGTAATAAGAGAATTGAAAGCATTAGGGAATACCCACACTAAAATACAGTGGTTCTTTCAATCAAAGAATAAGACATCAAGAATCTTGTCGAACAGTACAGGAGTAATGCAGAATGTAGCCTTTCCGGTGAACTGGGAAGACAGATGGCCAGACTTTGCAAAAGCAATAAGGAAGTATCAGAAAGAGGGTAAGAATGCACACGATGATGCGCCCGATGCTCTGACTGGTGTATATGAGAATGATAAGCCGAAGGGAACATGGCTGGTATAGCGAGGTAAAAAGATGCTAACTATTGATGAAATAAAAGAGCTGATAGACAGTGACAAAACGTCTGATAAAAAACGATTCGCCAGAATAGGCGAACGTTACTATGATGGCGATCACGACATAAAGAAGTATAGACTGTTTTACTACAATGCGGACGGCGAACTGGTAGAGGACAAGACTAGAAGCAACGTGAAGATACCACATCCATTCTTCACAGAGCTGGTTGACCAGTGCACCCAGTATATCCTCTCAGGGGATGGCATTGTAAAGTCCAACGACACTGAACTGCAGAAGCACATGGACAAGTATTTTAACAACAATGATGAGTTCATGTCTGAGTTCTCCGACACCATCACAGATATGCAGGTCAAAGGCTTTGCGTATATGTACGCATACAAGAATGCCAAGGATATGATGTCATTTGCCAATGCTGACAGTATCGGAGTTATTGAGGTCAGAGCCAAGGACACGGACGATGGCTGTGCATACACGATATACCACTATACAGACAGGATAGACAAAGTACACAAGACCATCGAGAGAATACAGGTCTGGGATGATAAGCAGACATATTATTATGTCCAGGTTAATAATGGGGCGGTGGTGTTAGATGATACTGAACCAATCAACCCAAAGCCTCATGTACTTTACACAAAGAATAATGGAGATAAGGCCACCTACTTTGATGGATTTGGCTATATTCCATTCTTCCGGCTGGATAACAACAAGAAGCAGTTCTCAAGTCTTAAGCCTGTCAAACAACTTATAGATGACTACGACCTGATGGCCTCAAGCCTGTCAAACAACCTCATAGACTTTGACTCCCCACTATATGCTATCAAAGGCTTTCAGGGAGACAACCTGAATGAGCTTCAGACAAACCTCAAAACAAAGAAGATCATAGGTGTAGGTGAGGATGGTGACGTAGATGTCAAGACTGTTGACGTCCCATACCAGGCAAGACAGGCAAAACTGGAGCTTGATGAAAAGAATATATACAGGTTCGGCATGGGGTTGAACACCGCCGGTCTCAAGGATACATCAGCCACTACGAATATAGCTATCAAGGCGGCTTATTCGCTCCTTGACCTTAAGGCAAAAAAGATAGAGAAAGCTCTTAGAAAGTTCTTGAGGAAGATAGTAGAGATAGTTGTTGACGAGATAAATAAGGCTGAGAATAAGGCATACAAGGCTGAGGATGTTCATTTTGAGTTCGCTCACGAGATAATGAGCAACGCTCAGGAAAATGCACAGATAGAGCTTACAGAGGCTCAGGTAAGGCAGACAGAGATCAATACAATACTCGATGTTGCAAGCATGTTTGATGATGAGACGATTCCCTTGCAAGTAAAGCTAAATTCTGCGTTTCCGTTCCCATATTGCTTAAGCTAACTATAAGACCAATTTCTTTTACAATAATATCCTCTGTAGTTGGATTGGATACTGTCTTTGTAATCCTTAGTACAGTTTTGTTTCCTTTACCGACTGTATCCATTGAGTAGCTGTCTCTATTTAATGCTGTTATCTCATTCGCAAACGCATAATCACCCTTGGTTGGGGCTGTATCATTTGTACCAAGGGCAAGACAAAACTGCCCATAATCTGCCGTATAAAGCTCCGATATTAAATTTCTACAGGCGGCAAAATTCACAAAAGTGTTTCTGGAACCAGGATATATATAATTTTCCTCCCCTGTCAGTGATTTGAGATGTGGCTCCATCTGCTCTCTTACACCAGAATCACCAGTATCACGAACGGTTGAACCGTATATATATTTAATATAATTATCTAATACCATATTATTGTGTTACCTCCTCTAAATAAGCTGAACATTCTATCATTGAATCTTTAATCATAAACATATCTTTTGATACAAGCGGTGGATTGTCTAAGCTGTTATCAGCAATTACATAGCTACCACTTCCACCACTCTTAATATTCAATATGTTATCGTGCATGGTTTGAAATGTCGCATCTGTCGCCGTCTCAACACCTTTTTCAGTGATGGCAGATGCAACGAGACTCTTTCCATCACTGACAGATTTTTTTAGATTTTCTTCCGTTTCTTCTATTTTTTTTAACCGATCACCAACAATCTTTGCATCTGCCGCTTCACCGGATATGGACAAAGTAGGATCGACCTTAATCAAATATTTCATAAACTGTGCAATGATGTCTTTCTCCTGTTCACTGTCTATTGCCTTTCCAAGTTCGCAACCGTCAAGAACCTTTCCAACTGCAAGTTCTGTATTGTATTCCTGTATTATACTTGATTCTTCATCTACCTTAGTAAAACAGATCACAAATCCAACCATGCCAGGCACTCTGCAAGCTGTAGCACCTACAAGCCATGAAAATGTGATATAATCTTCATCGGTCACAGCTAAGTCATCGACAGCATAACAATCTGTTTCCTTGTCCTCATTCACATAATTGACCTTTATGCTGAACTCAGACATGTCATTATCCTGATAATATCTCGGCATTTTAAAATGCTTTCTTGTCACATTTTTATCATGATATACTCCGAGTATCTTCTCATTTCCCGGAAGTGTAATCTTTCTCAAATTGCTATCTATTTTGCAATATGTTACATTCTCCATCTTTATTCTTCACCACCAGTCTCTACATTTACCTCTTTCAACAGATCCTGCGCTTTTTTCGTATCGTCTTCTTCCTTTGCCGGCAGCTTGTCCTTGATCTCGTCATAATCAATATCAAGCCAGTCACAGATAGCTTTGATAAGTATTAGACGAACCAATCACAGTAAAAGCCAATGGTGGTATACAGGTGTTTGGTATTGATATAGGTTAGGAAGACGACAGCCACGATGTCTATTGAAATGTGATATGAATAAGAGACAGAAAGAAGTAATTGAGGAACAACTGCATAACGAGGAAAAAACTATTGCCAGTCTGAAGAATACATATAAGCAGGCACTGAAAGATTGTGAGCAGAAGATTAGAGAGTTGTCTGCAAGGACAGATATGGAAAATCTGCAAAGTATAATCTACCAGAGAAGATATCAAGAGGCACTGAAAGCACAGCTTGAAGGAGTTCTTGCCAACTTACAGTCAAATTCCTATGCAACGGTGTCTGATTATCTTACGAAGTGCTACAGGAATGGATATACAGGTGTCATGTATGACTTGCAGCAGACAGGTATTCCGATCATCATGCCGATAGATCAGGCGGCAGTTGTGAGAGCTATTCAGACGGACAGCAAGCTCAGTAAGTCGCTCTACGACAAAATGGGCGAGGATGTGACATATCTCAAAAAGGCTGTCAGGGCCGAGGTGTCAAGAGGCATTGCCAACGGCTCAACGTGGAATGAGGTGGCAGGTAAGCTGACAAGGCACATGGCAAATACACCGTTCCAGAAGGCTTACAACAATTCAATCCGTATAGCAAGGACGGAAGGACACCGCATACAAGTACAGTCGGCTATGGATGCTCAAAAGATAGCTAAGAGTAAAGGAGCGGACATAGTAAAGCAGTGGGACTCTACGCTTGACGGCAATACAAGAGATCTGCATAGACTGCTTGATGGACAGATTCGTGAAATAGATGAACCT